GCGTCAAGGACTACGACCAGGCTGCGGAGGAGGTCCGCACGACCTTCAACGAGCAGCAGCAGGCTTTGATTGTTCGGGCCACGAAGAACCCGGCCCGCATGATCTACGCGCTGGGCAAGAGCCCGGCCAAAGCCGCCGAACTCGCCAAAATCACGGACCTCGTCGACTTCATCGCCGAAATCTCGCGGCTGGAAAAGGACACGCACGTGACCACGAACCGCAAATCGGCGCCGCCGCCGGAGCAGACTGTCAGGGGTTCGGCCCCGCTTTCCCGGTCGGTGGACAAGGAAGAGAAGCGGCTTGAGGCCGAGGCGCTGAAGACCGGGAACCGGACCGAACTGATCCGATACCGGCGCGAACGGCGCGACGCGGCACAGGCCAGACGCTAACCCCTTGATCCGCGAAAGGATCTGACGTGGCCAACAATTTCTCCAAAGAAGAAACCGTGATGTTCGATCAGGTCGTCGAGGGCTTCGACGACCTTCTGGTGATCGCCAAGAGCGCCGAAAAGTACATCCCCGCCACGCCGCAGGAGATGGAACGTTCGAGCGACCGCATTTGGCGTCCGATGCCGTACATCGCGGTGTCCTACGACGGCTTCGACCAATCGGCCAACTTCGGCGACATCACCCAGTTGGCGGTTCCGGTGAACACCGGCTACCACAAGTCGGTCCCCGGCAAGCTGACCTCCAAGGACCTGCGCGACCCCAGCCAGTTGAAGCGCTATGGCGACGCCGCCATGCAGAAGCTGTCTTCGGACGTCAACTTCGCGGCGTTCACGGTGGCCGCCCTGCAGGGCTCCATCGTGTCGAAGCGCACCGGCGCCGCGACCGGCTTCGACGACGTGGCTCAGGTCGACGCCCTGATGACCGAAATCGGCGTGAACAAGGCCGATCGCCGGGCCTTCTACAGCTCCCGCGACTACAACGGCATGTCCGGCAACCTGGCCTCGCGCGTGCTCGACAACTCCAAGTCGCTGAACGCCTACGAGGAAGCCTATGTCGGCCGCGTCTCGGGCGTGGAGACCTACAAGAACGACCAGACCTATCGTCTGGCCGCTGCGGTGCCCGGCGCCGGCGTGACCATCAACGGGGCGAACCAGTACTACACCCCGCAGGGCCACACGACCGACGCCAGCGGCAACACCACCAACGTGGACAACCGCTATCAGACCCTGAACGTCACTGTCGGAGCCGGCGGCGCGATCAAGGCCGGCGACGCCTTCAACATCGCGGGCGTCGATTCGGTGCACCTGATCTCCAAGCAGGACACCGGCCAGGCCAAGTCCTTCCGGATCGTCAACATCGTCTCCGGTGGCGGCACGGCCGGCGCGAACGTGGTCACCATCACTCCGCCGATCATCTCGGGCGGCGGCGGCACGAAGGCCGAGCTGGAGTATCAGAACGTCAGCGCCACGCCCGCCAATGGCGCCGCGCTGACCTTCCTGAACACCACCACGGCCGCGGTGAACCCGTTCTTCGTGAAGCCGGCCCTGGAGATCATCCCGGGCAGCTTCGCGGTGGACCCGGAAGACGGCTGGCAGGTGCTGCGCGCCACGACCGATTTCGGCATCGGCATCACCTACACCCGCCAGGGCAACATCAACGACCTGACGCTCAAGTACCGCTGGGACATCGATTTCGGTGTGGGTCCGCTCAACACCGAGATGATGGGCATCCAGATGTTCGGGCAGGCCTAAGGCACCCGGGGAGGACGGGGGTCGGCTTCGGCCGTCCCCCTTATCCCATCAGAGGAGATCAGGCCGTGAACCCCCTTCCGTTCCAGCCCACGATGGGCGCGACCGTCACGCTGGCGGCCACCACCACCAGCGGAGCCGTGAAGCTCGGCGGCCAGCCTACGGAAGTAGGCGCGCGCATCCAGGTGCGCATCGTCAACCCCGGGACGACGGTTGCCTACGTGCGCTTCGGCAACAAGGACGTGGCCGCCGCCACGGCTGCGGCCGACGTGCCGATCCTGCCGGGGACCAGCGTCATCTTCACCGTGACGGCGCCGGAGAAATCCGCTGACGGGACCTTCGGGGCCTACGCCTCGGCGGTCCTGGCCTCTGGCACGGCCACCCTCTCGTTCACCACTGGAGTCGGTATCTCATGAGCACGACCATGCTCTATCGCGCGGCCGATGCGCCCAATCCGGAAGTCTGGGACCTGAAGGTCGAGCACCGGGTGTTCGGCGATGACGACGTGAAGGCGGCCCTGGATCAGGGCTGGTCGCTGCATCCCCGCGACGTGGAGCAGCCGGAGGACAAGCCCGAGGGGCGCGGCAAGGGCAGGACGCCCAAGCCGGAGGACAAGCCCGAGGGGCAATAGGCCCCGGGCATGGAATACCTCGTCCCCAAGGCCCCAGACGACACCGTCGCCTACTTCGCCGACTGGACTAAGCAGCTCGGCGAGGACTGCATCACCACCTTCACGCTGACCGTCACGGCGGGCACGGTGACGATCCCGGAGACGCCCTGCCTGTTCGACGGGGCGTTTATCCGCTTCCTGGTGGCCGGTGGCGCGGACGGGGAAATGGCGCTCCTGACCTGCACCGTGCATACGGTCGGGAAGCAGGAGCTGATCCGCGAAATCCAACTGTTCGTCTCCGATCAGTCGGTGTCGGTGACGCCGTCGAGCGTGGCCAAGCGCGCCCTGATCGAAATGGCGTTCGAGGAAATCGGCCTGGCCGGCTACGAGTTCGACCCTACCTCGGAGGAATACGCCTCGGCGCTGCGGCGCCTGGACGCCATCATGGCGGAGTGGCGCACCTCCAGCCTTGACCTGGGCTACAACGCCCCTGCGGTGGTCGGGGACAGCGATCTGGACGACCCCTCGGGCATCCCGGACGACGCGGTGCGCCCGGTGTTCCTGACGCTCGCTTTCGACGTCTGCCCGCCGCTCGGCAAGTCGATGAGCGTCGAGAGCAAGGCGCGTTACGCCTCGTCCATGGATCTTCTGCGGACGCGCTATGCGCCGAAGATCGAGCGGCGCCTGCCGCGCACGACGCCGATCGGCATGGGTCACAGGCCGTGGTCGACGTGGTGGCCCTACGGCATGAGGTTTCGGCGATGAAGGTCCCGCTGCTTCAGGGCGCCTACGCCGATAGCAGCGCCGCCTTCCACACCAGCTATCCGATCAACCAGGAGCCGACCCTGGTCGATAGCGGCCTGTCCGAGGGCTACCTGACCAACATTCCCGGCGTCCGCCAGACTGCGACGGGCCCCGGCGCGGATCGTGGTTCCATCAACTGGAACGGCGTCGAGTACCGCGTCATGGGCTCCAAGCTGGTGTCGGTGGACGATAGCTGGACGGTGACCGTCCTCGGCGAGGTCGGGACCAACGGCCTCCCGGTCAGCATGGACTATTCGTTCGACAAGCTGGCGATCGCCTCGAACGGCAACCTCTTCTATTTCGCGCCCGGTTCGGGCGTGCAGCAGGTGACGGACCCGAACCTGGGCGTGTGCCTCGACGTCCAGTGGATCGACGGCTACTTCATGACGACGGACGGTCAGTTCATCGTCGTGACGGAGCTGAACGACCCTTTCACGGTCGACCCGCTCAAGTACGGCTCTCCGGAGACGGACCCGGACCCGGTCCTGGCCAACAACAAGGTTCGCGGTCAGACCTATTCGCTCAACCGCTACACCATCCAGAATTTCCAGGACCAGGGCGGCCTCGGCTTTCCGTTCACGAACAATCCCAACGGCCTGATCCCGAAGGGCGTCGTCGGAACCCACGCCTGGGCCTACTTCCTGCAGTCGTTCGCCTTCGTTGGCTCGGGCCGGGACGAGGCGCTGAGCGTCTACCTGGCGGGGTCCGGTGAAGCGCTCTGCATCTCCACGTCCGAAATCGACGGGCTCCTGGCCGACGTGAGCGATGCGGACCAGCCGTTCATCCTGTGCGAACCCCGCACGGAGAAGGGCGAGCAGCGCCTCTACATCCACCTGCCCAACAAGACCTTGGTCTACATGCACCAGGCGTCGCTGCGGAACAAAGAGCCGGTGTGGCACATCCTGGCGGACGGCGTCCTGATGGATAAGGCCTATTCGCCGCGGCACATGTCGCTCTGCTACGGCCAGTGGATCGTCGGCGACGCATTGGGCCGGATCGGCTACCTGGACTCGACGCTGGAAACCCGCTGGGGCGAGGTCACCGGCTGGCAGTTCGACACGGTGCTCCTCTACAACGAGGGCCTGGGCGGCATCATCCACACGGTCGAACTCGCCGGCCTGCCCGGTCGCGCGCCTTTCGGCGTCAACCCGACGTGCGCGCTGTCCTGGACGAAGGACGGCGAGAACTGGAGCCAGGAACGCTTCATCTCCACGGGGGCCTTCGGCGAGCGCCGCAAGCGCGTGCAGTGGCGACCGCACGTCAAGTTCTCCAACTACATGGGCCTCCGCTTCCGGGGCGCGAGCACGGCCATGGCGACGTGGGCCGCGCTGGAAGTCCAGGTTGAAGGGCTGCGGGTCTGATGGTGACCGCCACTACCCTTCCACTGCCGACCCGTCAGGACCTGGCCAAGGTCTTCGCCGATCCCTCGACCCTGCTGATGGTCGAGCAGCTTCTGCAGCAGCTCGCCAGCGTCATCCCGAACGACCTTACGGCGCTGGGGAACCTGGGCTTTGTGCTGACGACGGCGGACGCCGATGTCGCGCCGAACGGCCATGTCATCACGGCGGGCTCGGGCATCTCCATCACGATCACCGCGGGGAACATCACCATCGCGGCGGCGGCTGCGCCGTTCGGCTTCGGCTTCGACAAGGATCTAGCGACGGCCACGCCGACGCAGCCGTTCGTCGAGTTCGCCAGCGAAATCCAATACACGCTGGCCGCCGGCCTCTCGAACAGCGTTGTGCTGCTGACGGCCGCGGGCACGGCGCCCACGTCCAGCACGACCTTTGCTCTGCAAATCGGCGGCGTTTCGGTGGGCTCGATAACCTTCGCCTCGGGCTCGCATACGGCGGTCCTGACCATGGCGGCCGCTCACACGGTGACG